CTAGATACATTGACGAATTAAACCCTACAGATAACTCAGCATTAAGTCGATACATGACAAGAAAGATAACTTTCGAACAAAGTGCTAATGGTTTTAAGGCTTGGATGGTAGTTAATCGTCCATTAGGAACTAACATCGATTTGTATTATAGAGTTGATGAAGAAGACACTTTGATCTTCAATGAACAACCATGGATTCGAGCTTATCCTCTTGGTGGAGCTCCCTTGGCCAATGATGATGCTTCTCTCTTTACTGAAATTGAATATGATTTCGAAAATGGAGTTGCTGCACAGGATGTTTCAGGCCTTGCGGCAGGTGATTCCTTTGCTTCCGTATTCAGCGCGATACAATTAAAGATCGTCTTGACAAGTAACAATTCTGCTAAGGTTCCTCAAATTAAGGAATTCCGAACAATCGCATTATTTGGGTAATAAAATGAGTAAGAAATTAAAGGTACAAGGAGAATCTGATCTCGAAAGAGATGCTAGCACTGGCGCTATTGTCAACACAAATCAGAAATCCTTTGCTCAATTCCAACAAAGGAAAGCTGCCATTAAGGCAAAGGATAATGAATTGTTATCACTTCGAGCCGAAGTTGATGAATTGCGAGGTATGATCGAAAGCATTATAAATAGTTCAAATAAACCAAAAACGCAGAAGAGTGCTAAATAATGACCGTAATATCCACAGCAAAGACTAACTCTCTTGATGAATTGAGAATCAATTCCAACAATATTTCTATTGGAATGGGTGATCTATCATCCATGAAACATCCCGAGAATGCAAAGGTTTTTACTCATACGGTTGCTTCTTTGGCAGGTGCAATAGTTCATGGAAATGTAGTGACTGGTTTGACTTCTGGCGCAACTGGTGTTGTGGCAGGTGTTGTTACTGTTACCCAAGTTGCGGAAATATGCATCACAGATATTGTCGGAACATTTCAATCAGGGGAAGTTGTTCAGGTATCTGCGGGTAATACAGTTACTCTTTCTGATGCTGGTACTGCGGTTGACGATATTGTAAACGTAGTCAATGCTTCTTTGGTAGGTAAATTAGAATTATTATCAACTACTTCACAGACTTTAAATAGTGATTTAGTTTATCCATCAACAAAAACAGTCACATTCAATGGAACACTCGATATGACGAACGGTACTTTGAAAGTACCTTCGGCCACGGGGACTCTTGCTATAAACACGAGTTACATTCGACTTGGTGACATTACGGCAGCTACTGCAATTTCTGGTGGTGTTCTTATTTCTCGTGGTACTTACGGAACTCCTAGATTAACCAGTGGCCTCGAATGGGACGAGACGCTTCGAGATTGGTACGTCAAAGTAGTTAATGGTGTTGACGCGGCAGAAGTCGCTACCACAAGTAAAATGGTTACACGACTTAACGCTTTTGAATTGTTTGCCAACAACACAGAAACTGGTGTTGATGTAGTATGGGATTCGGTTACACAGACTTTCGATACAGCCATTCAGGCCAATGCTGTCGCTCTTGGAACACAATCAACTGGCGCTTATGTTAAACAAATAATTGCAACAGCTAATCAAACTACCGTATCATCAAATAATGTTGAGACATCTGATGTAACAATCGGCCTAGTTGCAAATCCAATTGTTTCTGGTCTTACTGCAGGTAATATCACTACAGGTGTTACCACAGATAATACATTAACCACAACAACTGGCAATCTAGTAATTGATGCCGCGACAAACATTGTCGATATTAATGCCGCGACAAACATTGTCGGTAATACCGATATCACTGGTATATTAGACATTAGCAGTCATTTGGTTGTAGGCGGAAATCTTACTGTTAACGGTACTACAACTACTGTAAATAGCAACACAATCAATGTAGCAGACAATACTATTGTATTGAATAATGACGTAGTTGGCGTACCTACAGAGTCAGGTGGAATTGAATTAGAACGTGGCATTTACACAAATGCTTCTTTATTGTGGGATGAAACGGGCAATCGCTGGACTACTGTAACTCCTGTAGATGATGCTATTGCAGGAATTGTGCATAATGTAATGCGCGAGGGCATCGACACAGTATTAACTCTAACCGACGGTGACACAACTTCTGTTGCCTTGGATAGTAATGATACATTACAAATATCTAGCGGTTCTGGTATCGTAGTTAATTATACCGATTCAACAGAACCCGCGTTTGTATTGGAAATTGCTCACGCAGATACAAGTTCACAAGGTTCAGTCAATAATTCGGCTGGTAATGTTATACAAGATATAACCCTTGACACGTTTGGTCATATCTCCACGATAGCATCGGCCGATCTTGATAATCGATATATGCAACTTGGTGATCAAGCAAACACCGCTCTTAAATGGACAACTGCACGAACTGTAACTTTTGCCACAGGTGATGTCACCGGTAACTTTACAATCGATGGAAGTGCAGATGTGAGTGATGTGTCGTTGGTTGTTGCTGACAATTCGCATAATCACTCAGGTGGAACAATTTCAGGCCTTGCCGCTACTGCAATATCTTCGGGCACTTTACCAACAACCCGTGGTGGAACAGGAACGACCTCGGTTACAGGTACATCAAGTTTAGTAAAATCCGCGTCTCCTACCTTCACGGGTACTGTAGGATTTACTTCAATGACGGGCACCACGGTTACTGCTGCACTTGTAGGTAATGCATCAACTGCATCTGCATGGGCAACTGCACGATCTATTTCTTTGGGTGGAAATGCAACGGGTACGGTTTCTATAGACGGTTCGGGTGATGTTACCCTGACTGCATCTGTAAGTCAATCAACCAATGCTACATACTTATCTAGTAACAACCAGAACAATCATATAACGGGAATAACTTCCGGCTTGAATGTTGCTCTTAATAATACCATCGCTAATGGAAGTTTCACATGTAAATCGAATGGCACCGGTGATAGTGAACTAGCAGGATTATCTTTTCATAATAATTCCTACGGTATTAAATTGGGTGTGCGTAATGACGGAACTTTTGGTTTAGGTGGATGGAGTCGAGCTGCATGGTCGTGGTATAGTAGTGCAAATGGAGATATGGTTGCCGCAGGTAATCTTACTGCTTATTCAGACCCAAGATTAAAAGATGTTATAGGTAAAATAGAAAGTCCTATCGAAAAACTAATGCAACTAGATGGTGTTGATTTCACATGGAAATCTGGCATTGCTCATACGGAATGTAAAGCAGGTACTAAGGACATTGGTGTTCTTGCTGATCAAGTTGAAGCTGTGTTTCCTGAAATAGTTTCTGAGTCGATTGAAATCGATGGCGATTCATATAAAACGGTATCATATGATAAACTAGTGGCCGTGTTGATAGAAGCCGTAAAAGAACTTAACTCTAAAATTAAGATATTGGAGAATAAGTAATGCCTATTGCTTCGTCTGGTACATTGTCTTTTACAGACATACAAACGGAAATGGGCGGCACAAACCCTATTTCTATATCTGAATATTATGGAAAAGATTCTCAGATACCTACATCGGGTGTAATTAGTGCTAATCAATTCTATAGTGCTCAGGGTCCACAAACACTAACGATATCGATGGGTCCAAATTTTAATCTAGCCGCCAATGCCGCTTTTGCCGCACTGGATTCTACTGGAGAGATTGTTGTGACCTTGACTAGTGATGCATACGGTACATCATCGAGCAATTGGGCATTTGACACGGGTAATCTCGCCAATCATTGGAAAGTTACAATTCAACTTAATGGTAACGTTCGAGGAGCACAAGGCGCACAAGGCGCAGGCGGTACATCATCATCAGGAGGCAACGGCGGGCCAGGTGGTCCTGGCGCAATCTTTAGAGGGTCTACAACTCGAAATAATCTTTTTGTGTATAATAACAACTATATCGCCGCGGGTGGCGGTGGCGGTGGCGGTGGTGGAAGAATCAGAGTTATCGCTGCACATACAAATGCCTACTATGTACCTAGAACCAAAAACCCAAGTAGTGGCGCTTTCTCGGGAGGATATGGTGTACCTTGCGCTAATGGGGCATACGGATACGCTAATGGCGGCCGTGGCGGATACGGAAATGGAGGTAACATGGCTCTATCAACATCAGGTGGTGCTGTCGGATATGTGCTAGAAGATTCGTGTGCTACAACAACTGGCAGATACGGTGGTGCTGGTGGAAATGGCGGTGCACTCGGTGTCGGGGGTTCTTCAGGCGCATCAGCGACCTGGTCCGGAGGCAGCGGTGGTGCCAGCAATAATGCAATATATCGAACAGGTAATGTTTCATTTCCTTCTGGGTTGGGAACATATTACGGCGGTCTTGTATAAATAATGATTCACGATCAAATTATAAAAAAAGTAGCCGACATTAATGTGAAGATCATAGGATTTTATCCAACTCCAGAATGTAATCATGAGGAGGTTAAACGCAGATTTACCTCTCACTATTTGTCACTGACCTTAGGTTATGGAGTTTCAGGACAGTTAATAAATCATCCTGACGAAGCGAGAATATACGGCAATCGGCCTGTGGTGGCAATACAAGAAGTCGTTGAAGGCGACGAATCTGTATCCCTAATTGATTTTGAACATCCTAGGGATGCGGTATATATAGTAGGTAATTCACAATATCGTTGGCCCAGTGAACATTTTTCTCAAATTACACACAAAGTTCACATACCAACTGGAAATCCTGAACACCCTATATACGGAGATCAGGTACTAGCTATCGCGTTATATGATAAATTTAGTAAAGAGAGATTCAATGTATAAAATAAATACCAATCTAACTAAAAATTGCCAACCTAATATAACGGTTGTGGGGTTTTATCCAATGCCTGAGTCTGAAGCTGAAAAAGATAGGGCAAGATTCGAAGATCATTATGTGCAGTTGTGTGCTATATATGGATTGAGCGGCCAACTTATTTTTGAACCCGAAGAAGCGCAAATATACGGCAATCGACCGGTAGTAGCGATTCAAGAATATGACGAAGGT